CCCCCCACTTCCCGTACAAACGTACGGGAGACCTTCTCCAGGATTCGGAGATAAAGAGGCGCTCATGACCCTAACCACGGGCCATGAGACACCCACTGTGGAATGGAGATCTTCACAGATCTCCATCTGACCTTGGATGAAGGGGTGGGAACCCCTCTGCCCTCAGCCAGCACCAACTCCTTCTTCTTGTGTCCATTTTCAACACGGGACGCAAGAACCTCAGCTAAACTAGGCTGAGGACGCTGTATATCATTTAATTGACGCAGCATAAAAGGAGCATCAGCAAACTGACGACACGTCGATACTCTGACGTGCACCAGCCCAACGTAGCCATGGTGGCCACGACTACACTTAGATGGAGAAACTTCGTCGAAGTCGCCGATTAGGGCGGCATCACCGAATCCATCTGGTATAGTGGGTTTTCTCAACTTCGGAGGTAAACTTCCGACAGCCAATGAGTAAGCCCTTTGGAAACGCGCATCGAGACCCCAAGTGTACCTGGAATATCGACGTATCTGGTTGGCAAACCAGATTGCGCGCTCAGGTGATGTTATACCCTCACGGATATAAATAGGTGTCACGTCGTTCCCTTGAAAGTAATGTTTGCCACAACTTTCTCGGAAATAGCCTGTCCAGAAGCTCTTCTTAGCGTTCGTGGAAAAACCACAATAACTAAGGGCTGCAACCAGACATTCTACCTCGCTAGTGGGGATCACTAAATCATCCCCATATACAGCGAGCCGACGGTCGACCGAACACGAGTACGTCATCACGGATGAACAGATAGCCCAGAAAATCAGGCTTTCTAACTCAAACGTAAAGCCGCATCCCATGCTCGACACCTTCTGGTACTCAACACGAGTACCATCAGGGAGAACGCCCTGGGAACACCGCAACTGCTCTATCGCGGCTAACCAATCAGGAGGTAGTAGACGACGCACTAACTCGGTGGAGACTGAGTCAGATGCTGCCGAAAGATCGATCGTGGCTAGAGAGCCATCGACCGAACCCAAGAGCGCGAGCTCTTGGTTCCTGCGTTGATTGTTCAAATCAACGCCTACTCGCTTTAAACGCGATCGAATTAGGGAACCTACACCATGCTGCATGTAACCATTCAGCGTGGGCTCGATTGCAATAATCCGATCCGTCTTTGCGTTCTTCGGCACAGTGGTAATGCGGTTTCCAGGGACAATCGTTATCAACTCTCGAACCCTTTCGGGGAATGACAGTTGCATGTGATCATCCATGGTACGGGCCGTCAAAGACACGGCATGGTCAAACCATGCCGGTACACGTGAAATACACGTATACGCCAGAACCGCAGCTTCCCTCGTCGATTCAGGCTTTGCCTGAAATTTGAAGTACGCATCACCATATTTACTTTTTAGTCCATGGGTTGCCCCAGGTCCAAAAGCGAAATGGTTCTCAGCATGATCCCAATTAAAAGGACCAAGTAAACGCGCTATCTTTCCCCGAGCAGTCCAGATGACTGACTCAGGCGTAACGGAGGCAAGACTGCTTCCATCCACGTAGCCACGTTTCAAGCGAGAATTCGCCTCTGAGCACGTGCGTTCCGAAGCAAGAAATTTCTCGATAGCTACTTTCGACCGATCGATGCCTAGGTCCCAATCAGGGAATTTCGACATCATCTCGACCGCTAAATAGTCATCTTGAAAGCTCTCAGCGTCAGCATAGTCCATCGGATCGATGGACGCTGATACTACCTCATCATACCTACCATTTTGGAGGGCACAATAAAGACGCTCTGAAACGGGCCCTTTGAGTTTTGAATAAACCTCTAAGGCCAGTGCATTTGCTGTACATGCGAATCGACGGTCCATCGGGTGTTTCACCCGATTCGACAGATTACCCATGAGATTTGCTCCTATGATTGGGTATTAACATACTGAATGAAAGACTACGACTGCCAGTAAGGCAATTCGAGCCACACCGCGAGGCGTGGATCTACTTGCTTCGTGAGGTCGATTTTCGGGATTTCCCGAATGGGGATGGTGACGTGCCCTTCAGCTTCTCCAACCCACGTGATGTAATACGTGTGCGAGAGGTGGTCCTTATGGATACGCGCGCCAGAATTAACGAGAGACTCCAGTTCATCAGCCGAAGCTTCAAAACAAAACGGAATCCTCTCCCCAGTCTTACCAACGGTAACATCACCGTCGCCGACCATCGGGATTAACCGAAGGCCGGATCAAGGTTCTCCACCGCGGCAATCAGCATCGCTGACGCCACGAGGTCCTTGACCTTTAGATAAAGGTCAGTACGTTCTGCCACCGTGCTGTCTTCAGCTACCCAGAAACTCAGCGTTGCAGTATTAGTGCGCTGCAAAGTTCCTGCGGCTTCGAAGCCAGTATCCGCCGCCAGCACGACCGGGACCGACAAAGCAAAGTCGATCTTGATCTGCGTACCACTTTTCGGATCCGCATACTTGGACGTAAGCTTCTGAAAGCTAGCGCCGAAGCCCGTCGTGGGACGATAAACCCACGAGGTAACACCATTGGTGGTACCAGACGGAACGAACACGTTAGTGTTAAGTGTGACGTTGGCCTGTTGGCCCATAAAATTCTCCTTTGGAGAGTTATCGGAAACAGTTCACAAGCAACGACATTGCGTTGGCAATATGACCTGCGGTGAAAGGATCCTTAAAAGACGGGACCCTCGGCGTCGGTGAAGAAGCTAAGATCGTCCGAGAGTATCGGAAGTTGTTCTCGCTCCAAGGCTGGCCGTCCAACGAAACTAAGTTGGCTAATGGACCAGTACCCAGGAGGTTATCTCGAGGACCACCTTGACTTAGCACTGCTACCTTACTATCCCTTACGATCGATCCAGCTTTGAACGACCAACCGAAGTCGGCGTCCCAAGCGGAAAGATAATTGCCGACGGGAAGGAACCAGTCGACAACAAAGCTGTAAGGGATCCGTTCCCAAACGATCACAGCCGGGTTGGTTAGACCCAAACTAGAGAACGTGGCTAGAAGAGCGTTATTGAGCGTGTAGTCCAATCGCACTCTCGACTCATGCTTACCCTTAACGTCACAATACCAACCGAAGTTGGCGTTGAGATTAGTTGATCTACGGTAGATACCGCGGATTGGGTCAGACGCGCGCGCTACGCACTTCACAGTGGGTGGCCGCTTTTCGACAGAACTATCCAAGGCCTTACAAGCACCTTGTACGTCCTGCATGAGTGGGTTCCAGCCGTACTGAACTTCTAACCAACCGCCAGGGACATCATAACCCTGACCGCGGTTAGCAGAAGACCGCAGAACTCTAGCCCAATCTTTCGGACTAGAGGAACGGAAACGTTTTACGGAACCAGCGATCTTTCCGCAAACATCCTCAAGCAAACGTGCAGTCTCTCTTCGTTCGGCAAATGCCTGACCGAGATTGACGTTCTGCTGCTTGAGCTTCAACAGAGCCCGATTTATCGCCGTATCCTCCAACTTCGTTGGAAAAGCCGGCAGTCCATACGAGCTTGAGTCCAGTTGCAATCCGCCGTCTTCATACACGAGGTAAACTTGTGTATTCTTACCCGTTACGGGATCAAAAGCTGACCCCAACAACGTTCCCCGATAATTCGGGGCGACGAAGGCACGGAACGTACCTGAATGAGACCATGGACCGGGCTGGCGCCAACCGTTCACCTTAGGGTGATTGGTTGATGCCGGTCTGGTTTCCGTCTTCACCTGCGCAAATGTGCCCTTTACGGACACAGATTCGGTTCCCGGTATCGCACGACCCAGTGAAGGGGAGTACGCGTATCGTCGACCGTCAATTCGAAGGATTGAATTGATATTAACAGCAGGTGTAGTCATGGGATAACTCTCATATCAAGCATGGGCAGGGGCCCCCTCACGGGGG